TGAATAGATAATAGATGGTCCCTTTTAACATCATGTAGAAGCTCTTATTGACTTTTACATCAATGAGCACATCATCTTTGAGTTCTTTAACTTTAATTGCCATAACACAAATATAGAAAATATGACAGAAAAACTAGACATTGAAGAAATAAAAGAGAAGATAATGGCTAAGCTACAACCATCAGGTTGGGCTAGAGTCCTGAGAGGATTCATATACAGTAGAGACTTTGATAACATCATAGTAGAGTTGGCTAAACAAGCTAAAGACGGTAAGAGGTTTACTCCTACTATGAAGAATTGGTTCCGGGCATTTGAAGAGTGTCCATATACTGATATCAAGGTAGTAATCATAGGTCAGGATCCATACCCTGGATTAGGACATGCGGATGGTATATCATTCAGTCTAAGTCAGACAGATGATATGCAACCAAGTTTAAAGTACCTGTTAAATGCTGTCAATAGAACCGTATATGACAATGAACAGATTTCCACAGATAAGGACCTTACAAGGTGGGCTAATCAAGGTGTTCTGATGTTTAATACAGCTTTGACAACTAATGTAGGTAAGATAGGTCAGCACTATCTAATTTGGAAGCCCTTTGCTGCATATCTATTTGATTGGCTTACTTGGCACTGTCCAGGGCTAATCTATGTCTATCTAGGCAAGAAAGCAGAAGAGTGGGCTGATTGTGTTAATGATAACAATTACAAGTTCTTTATTAGTCATCCAGCTGCCGCAAGTTATACCGGCTTAAAAGAATGGGACTGCAAGAATGTGTTTAATGAAATCAAAGACATACTCAAGAAGAATAACAACTTTGATATTGAATGGTGATGGAAGAAATATTCAACAGACTAATCAAAGCAGACCTTACACCAAACCAATTCTATTTGTTGTGGTGTAAAAAAGAAAACATGGTTCCCGTAATCAGTATGAGCTTAGCTCTGGAAAAGATGAGACTTATTTCTGATGAGTGGTTAACAGGAGCCGGAGAATTGACACCTAAATCAGTTGCCTTTATACAAGACATAGAAGGATTCTTCAAGACAAGTAAAAAGAAGTCAGCAAAGGCCGTTATGGGTGATCATTTTATGGCAAATATTGAGGCTTATTTGGAACTTTTTCCTAAATTTAAGCTTCCCAGCGGTAAATATGCAAGATCAGATAAGAAGAACCTTGAAGGTAATTTCAAGTGGTTCTTTGAGAATCATACTTACTCATGGGAAACAGTATTAGATGCCACAAAATTGTATCTAGATCAGTATGAAAGACAAGGTTACAAGTACATGAGAACTTCTCAGTACTTTATCCGCAAACAGAATGCTGATAAGACATATGATTCAGAGTTAGCAAATTATTGTGATATGATTACCAATGGAGAAACAGGAATTGATGACAAACATTTTAGTGAAAAAGTATTTTGATAAACTACAAATTAAAGATCCTCGTTATAGCATTAATGGGGACTCTCATTGGGTACAAAGTAGTTGATCTATTTATAATCTCAGTGACCTTTTGGCAATACTTCAGTATTGAAGTTGTAGTAACACTACTTCATATGCTGTATGAACATGTCAAGCAGAAGGAAATAAACAGGTAAATATGGATAACAAAGAAAAGGCTGGTCCAAAGAAAAAGTGGAACAGTCAACGTGAAGGTTTTCAGGAATCTCTGAGATATCTACAGGGTAGAATGAAGGGTGAGATTAAGAGTCTCAGAACACCATGGGCAAAGTTTAATAATGCAACTACAGATGGATTAGAGTGGAATACCTTCACTGTGATTGCCGGTAGACCTGCTAGTGGTAAGACTCTTATTGCAGAGCAAATTGTAAGAGAGTCCTTTCCTCTTAACCCCGGTGAGAACTTTAGAGTCCTGCAATTCCAATTTGAGATGCTAGCAAGAACTTCTGCAATACGTGAGTATTCCAGTGTGATTGGTAGGTCTTACAAGTACTTATGTAGTGCTGATGGAAAACTTTCAAGTGATGATTTACAAAAATGTTATGATTACGCAAAAGCCAAAATAAAATATCCCATAGACGTAGTAGAGAAGCCTTGTACCGTTGAAGAGTTCAAGCAAATAGTAGGGGAATACATGTTGGACCATGCGCATTATGATTCTGAGAATAATCTGATTTTTACAAAAGCACTGATTACTATAGATCACTCTGTACTATTTAAGAACGGACCTACAGAAAAGTCTAAGCAGGACATGCTAGCAAACCTAGGTGAAGCAATTACATCTCTTAAAAGACAGTGGCCGGTAGCATTTATACTCTTGAGTCAGCTCAATAGAAATATTGACAACCCAGAGAGAAGTGAAGAAGGTAAGTATGGTAATTATGTGTTAGAGTCTGATATATTTGGCTCAGATGCTATTCTTCAGCATGCAGATACTGTAATTGGTATCAATAGACCTGCTAAACAGAAGATTAGATTCTATGGGCCGGATAGGTATGTGATTGAAGATGACAAAGTCTTAGTACTACACTTTCTTAAATCAAGAAATGGTGAAACCGGACTATGTTTCTTTAAGGCTGAATTTGAAAAGATGAGTATTGCAGAGATGATTACACCTCCTATACAGGAGAAAAGATTAACAACAAAATAGTACATTATGAGTTTAACAACAAAACCTACAATCAACAGGCAAGAAAAGACTGAAGAACTGTATGTGTTTCATGATTGGAAATTCAAGTTACTAGGTGAAGACAACCCAGTATTTATCCCCAAGTGTGCTTATGTGCCTAAAGGCATGGGAGAGCAACACATTGGATTCTTTCTTAGTGAAGTTAAGAAAGGTAAGGATATCTATACTGAGTTCACAAGTATTGACCTAGATCCTGAAGATCCTACCAGAACTCTTTACAAGTGGAGATTTAATCCTCACTATGAAGAAGAGTATGAGAAGACTGAACCCGCAGCCAATGGTCACTTCAGATATCTTGTCCCTGTTTCAGAACTGATTAAAATTGATGTTCAACAACCAGTTGAAGAGCCAGTTGGTCAATTCCCAGACTTTGATGAGATTATGGACCCGGACATGGATGCACCATTGGATCAAGTCACAATTAGAGACCTTGCAGCAATCATGCTAAAGAAACCTGTGAGCAACAAGAAGTGGTTAAATGACATCATTAATTCTTAAGTTATGGGAATAATATTGCCAACTGCAAAAGTTAAAGGGGAGAGAGTAAACCCCAAGAGAATAGTTATCTATTCTAAACCAAAGACCGGTAAAACCACAGCGTATGCTGGTCTTGAGAATAATCTCATTCTTGATTTGGAAAACGGAACTGATTATGTTGAAGCTATGAAAGTCAAGATCAGTAATTTACAAGAGCTCTTAGATGCCGGTAAGGCTATCAAGGAGGCAGGAAAACCGTATGATTATGTTACCATAGATACTGTAACTGCATTAGAGGAAATGATTATGCCATTGGCTATCAAACTCTATAAGCAGACGCCTATGGGTAAGAACTTTGACGGAGATACTGTAATCAATTTGCCAAATGGTGCAGGATATTTATATATTCGCCAGGCATTTTTCCAAGTCTTGGACTTTATTGATGGCTTAGCACCAACAATTATCTTGTCAGGTCACATCAAAGACAAACAAGTGGATGATAAAGGTGAGTTAGTTATGTCTGCCAATATTGATTTGACAGGTAAGATTAAGTCCCTGATTTGTGCACAGGCGGATGCTATTGGTTACATGTATAGAAAAGGTAATAAGACCATTCTATCATTCAAGACCAATGATGAAGTGACTTGCGGTGCAAGACCAGAACATCTCAGAAATGAAGAGATAGTAATTACAGAAATGATTGACAATGTCTTGCATACAACGTGGGACAAAGTATTTTTACACAAATAAAACAAAGAAAGATGGCATTAAGCACAACAGACTTAGGCAAAGAAGGTGGTAATGGACTACCTAAAACATTTGCACCGGGAAACCACACACTAAAGATTAACAGCGTGTATTTGGAAGAATTCAAATTTATTGATGGTGCAGTGCACTTCATGATGAACATGGAGACTGAGCCTATTGATGGGTTTGAAGGATTTATGATTGACAAAGATGATGAGAGCAAGGGTCACTATGCAGGTCAGATTGGTAGAGTTAAGGCTAGCCAATATGCATTTGCTGATGGTGAGACTAAGTCAGGTATCAAGATTCAGAGAGATAGATCTATCATGATGTTCTTACAGAATTTGTGCAAGACTCTAGGAATCAATGATTGGTTCTTGGCTCAAGACAACAAGCATGACACAATTGAGGAGTTAGTTAATGCATTTGCTAAGGATGCTCCTTTCAAAGATAAATATCTTGACTTCTGTGTTGCTGGTAAAGAGTATGAAGGTAAAACTGGTTACACTAATTACGATATGTGGTTACCAAAAGGTTCTAAAGATGGGTATGCTTATGCAGCTAAGGGTTCTAAAGTTATCCCTTACAATGAGGCAGACCACCTTAAGAAACTAGAAGTAAAACCTGTAAAGGATTTTGGTGATGATGATTTGGATATTCCAACAAGATCATCTTCTGACTTCAGTCTTGACTAAGCATAACAGCTTATAGTTAAGGGGGAGTCATATGGTTC